AAGGGACCGGAGCATCGCGAAGGAGTGCTCCATCTCGCCGCGCGGGACCCGCTGGACGTTTGTCCACGGGCGGAATTGGAACGTGCGAGGCTCGACGCCGTGGTATAGCGGCGGGAACGGAATCCCTGGCGAGATCGGCTCGGCCTGCGTGAAGGCGTCGCCATCAATGTCGGGCGTCGTCCCGCCGGCCAGCGCGCCGAGCTTGGACAGGCCTTGCAGCTCGCTCGGTAGCGAGACGTTCGGCGAAGCGATCCAGCTGTCGATCGCCGACGAGCGAACGGCCGGCCCGATCTCTTTCTCAACCGTCATGACCACCTCGCCATCGCGCCGAGAAGCGCGTCGCCCGCCGTGAGCTGCCGGCACGCCGTCCCGATCATCGCGGAGTCAAATCGATCTGGGCTCTTCCCGTTTTCGGGCGTCTTCATGAGTGACCACTTACCTCCCTGGACAGGAACAAACCGCACCTTCAGGATCTGCGCGCGAAGGATCGGGTCGTTCGGAAGCGAGCAGGCAACCTCGTTGATCCGATCGCAGAAACCCCAGGCGGTTTCGGCCGCCAGGTTCGAGAACTTCGTCTTGCCACGATTCTCGGCCGGGGCGTTTTCCGCGAATTCCTCCAGCTCTCCATCCCAATCTCCGCGCTCGATGCAGGTGCGGATATGGCTCGTCACGCCCGACCCGACGCCAACGGCGTCAACGCGAATCACCTTCGCGCCCGTCTCGCGTGCGAAGAGCATCGCGCGCTCCGCGACCAGCTCCGTGTTTTTCACGCGGAACGGCCGCTGCTCCAGGACGTCGAGCCCCCAGCAATCGGAGAAAACCGTTTCGTCCCGCTTGGCCTCGGGTTTCGAATCCGCCACGTCCACGCCTATCACGTGAAGGCCATCGCGCGTCGGTGCCTTGGACATACACTCGTCCAGGCGCGCCGAATTCACGCGACCGCCTGGATCGACGTCGATGAATTCCGCGAGGTACATCGAGCGGACCTCGGGGGCGTCGATGCCGCCGAATTCACGGAGCGCCCATTCCCAGGTCGTCTGCGCGCCAGGGATTCCTTCCGCGATGAGGTCGTGCTGGGTCACGCGGACACGGATCAGGTTCGGATCGTCGCCTGACCACAATTCCCAAAACCAGTTATCCTTCGTCCACGGGTTCGTCATGGACACGTCGACCGAGAAGGGCGCGTCGAGAATCCCCGAGGTCGCGAAGCGGAACGTCCTCGGGACCGCCGTGGCCTCGTCGATGAACCGCGCTCCCGCCGTCGTGCTGTGATGGCCACGGAGGGCCTGGTCGTCCTTCGCGGACAGGCCGACCGCAAACCAGTCGTCGTCCACCTTCAGGAACGGCACGTCGTACACCCGTCCCCAGGCCAGCTCGGCCATGAGCGACCCACGATAGAGGGTCCGCACCTTCGCCCAGAGCAGCTTGTCCACGCCTTCCCAGCCTTGCGCGAGCGTGATGGCCTTCGAGTCTGGGTTCGTGAAGATGACCCAGAGAAGAAGGATCGCCGCGAGGGTCGTCTTGCCGGCGCCGAAGCAGGTGCAGATCGCGATGGACAGGGAGGTCTCGCCCGCCTCGATCTTCTTCTGGATCTTCGCGAGCGCCCGCTCCTGCCACCGGCGCAGCTGGACACGGAGGCAGAACTTCGCGAAGGTCGCCGGCGAAACGCGGGAGATCTGGATCAGGTACCGCAGGCGCGCGACGCCGTCGTCGATCGGTTCGGCGCTCACAGCAGGACCGCCCCGAAGAAAAGGCCGAGACCGAAAAAGGCTGCGGCCAGCACGACGATCCAGAGCGCGTTGATCTCGACCATGAACGTCGGCCGCACGTCTAGCGCGGGAGGAAGGATCGGCCCGCTCCGAAAGCGCCGCCACTCACCGTCCATCGGCCCGGGGCGGCCGTGCGGAGGCGGATCGGACACGGGCGCGCCCATGGGTTCACTTCACCTCACCGATCACGACGACGCGGCCGACGAATTTCTTGCCGGCCTCGATCGCCTCGTCGAGCAGATAGGTCGTCGAGCCGCCGCTCACGATGGACACCTGAAGGCGGTCGCCACCGTTGAGCTTCGCCACGTCGTCCCAGGTGAAGGTCGTCTTCGTGGTCTTCTTCGCAGGCTTCGGCATCGGGCCTCCTCAAGCGATCTTCGTCCAGACGGCGGCGCCACCCGTCGAGACCGTCATGCGCCACCGATCCCCATTCGGCGCCGTGAGAACGACGCCGTGATCCGGGTCGCTCACCTCCACGTCGCCATCGGACGCGAGCAGGCCGCTCACCGTGGCGACGTCGATCTCCGCGCCCGCCAGCACGACCGGGAACGAGGCCACCTCGACGCCTGCCGTGTCCACGATGATCAGGCGAGAGGTCGCCGCGTCGAGCGCCAGCTGGTACGTTCCGCCAAGGGGAAGGATCAGGTCGCTCACACGCGCCCCCATTTCGTCGTCCCGTACGGGACCAGCTCGATGTAAGCGTACGCAGAGTTAAGGACGTAGCCGGCGGCGCCGTCGACCGTGTCCGCGCCCTGTCGCTGAACCGTGATCGTCGCGTTCGACGAGCAGCTTCCCGTCCCGTCCTTCACAACGAGCCGATGCCCTTCGCCCGCGTTGGTGGACAGGCGCAGCGTGAGAACGAAATCGTTCGCCACCGTGACGTTGTTGACGATCACGAGGTCATAATCCTCGGTCATCGTGTACGTGTACGGAGCCACCGAGGCGTCGAGCGTGAGGGTTCGGCCATGGTCGACGAAATTCTTCGTCGCGAAATCGGTCAGGTCGACCGGGTCGAGGCCACGGTGAATCGCGAACCCTGAATCATCCGCCTTCCGCGTTTCGAGCGCCGCCCCGTTCCGCTTGGTCGCAGGGAACGACGCGGTGTTTCCCCCGTACCGGACGAGGTTGAAGCCTGTCCGCGCTGCGTTGTAGAAATTGAAGATCCCGTCGCCGCCACCGAAAATCCAGGAGGCGCTCCCGTCCACGAGCCGCAACCAGGCGCCAGGTACCGATTGGTCGGACGCGATCTCCGCGTACAAGGTCGAGGCCGCGAGCGCCTTCACGGACGGTCCTGGCGTGTTCGGAGTGGACACCGTGAGGCCGGTCGGCTTGAGCTCGCACCAGGGGAAGGCGCCCGTCATGGCGAGCCGCCCCATGATGAGCTGGTAGGTCGTGGCGTGAAGCGCCACGCCATAGTTCGGGTTCGCCGTGTCCGCGAAATCGAGCGCGGTCGGGCCGAGGGTTCCCGAGGTCGTTCCGCCGGCCGACGCGATGAGGCTGGACAGGATCCCCGTCCCGCTGATGTTCCAATGCCCGGTCTGCTGCGTCCCAGGCGTCGCCGCCTGGAGCGTGACGTGATTCCCGACCGTGGCGCCGCCGACGCCGTACCACGAGCCGGCCGCCCAAACGTAGATTGTGTCGTCGGCCTGGTCGTACACGACGTCGCCATCGACCACGCCCGCACCGACCGGCCGCACCTGCGGACGAATCCGGAACGCTGCGGTGTCCACGTCGCCGCCACCGACGTCCAGGCGCGCCACGGGAAGCAGGGAGCCGAGGCCGATGCCGATGAGGCCGATGGACCCGACGCCCCCGGAACCCTGCGGGATGAGCGCGAACGAAGGGACCGTCGAGTAGAGGCCCATGAAGAGGCCCGCCGAGAGGCCCGTGCCGTCGAGCGGGTTCGCCACGTTGTAGCCGCGCCCGAAGATGAGCTGCTCAAAATCGGCGGTCTTCAGGAAGGAGCCTATCAGGTAATCGGGACCGTCGCCCGTGATCTCCAGATAGGCGCCGAGCGCCATGCAGAGCGTCGCGGTGATGTTGATCTCGTATCCGAACCCGAACGAGTATTCCGCGCGGACCTTCGCGTTGTAACCCATGCCGAAGGATTGCGCGCCGACGTTCACGTCGTCCCATTGGTCGGCGGTCGTCGTCCCCATTCGGAACGCGATCTTCCCGCCGTAGTATCCGAACCCGCTCACGGGACCGTCTGGCCACGGTTGCGGACCCATGGCGCCGATGCAGGCGATCTGCCGCCCGAAGAAATCGCGCTCGTGCGAGATCACCTGCTCGTTGTCGATCCAGATGTCGTACGGCTCGCACGTGTACCAACCGAACGCGCAGCGGCCGGCCATGGCCAGGTATTCCTGCGCTGTCCAGTTGTAGAGGCCGACGCCCGACACCGAGTATCCAGGCGCTCCTGGCTCGTTCACCTTAGAGGCCAGGACGTCTTGCGGCGGGAGCGTCTTCGTGGGAGGCATCGATCACTTCTTCGGGAACCTGACGGGCGGCGCCGGAACGGGATTCGGTGCGGGCGTCGGAGGAGCCGCGATGGCCATGAGCTTCTCGCGGTATTTCTGCTCCAGGTCCATGATGGACAGGCGCACCTTGTCGTCGGCCTGGCGCGCGGTGATCCCGGCTCGCTGCGCGTCGTTGATGAGATCGAGCAGCTTCGAAAACTCCTCGGGTTTTGCGACCTGCTGGAGGATCGCGAGCTGGTTCGGCGCCTGCGGTTGATTCATCCTGTCCCCTTTGCGTTTTATGGGTTGATCAGACCGTGCGTCCGCACGCGCGCGAGAAGCGCGTTGACGGCCGCGCGACATTCGACGTCGATCACGGCGCCGCCCGTGGCGTCCGGAACCGCGAGGAGCCTGCTCCCGACGACCTGCGTGTTGTCAAACTTCAAGGCGGTCGGCGTGAGCGCGCCGTTGTGAGCGGTGTTGATGTCGAACACTAGGACCTGGAAAGGCTCGATTCGCGTGTAGATGTTATTCTCGTCGTCTCTCACGTCGATCCGAGGAAACCCGCTGTGAATCTCGACCGTGTGTTTCAAAACGCCGAGTTCGTAATGGCGCGAAATGAAGCCTCCTAACGTGAGGCTCGAATACGGAACGTCGCCGGTGCCGCCCATCTTCACCAGGAGCTGGTCGTGATAGACGTGGGAATTCGGAAGCGAGCCGGCCGAGTCCGTCACGTGGACACCGACGCCCGTTCCGTTGTAACCCAGGACCGCGTTTTCGGTTCCCTTCCACGCGCTCCATCCGTCGCTCGACCCGCCGGCCTGCGTCGCGCCAGGCGTCGTGTCCTGCAGCGAGACGAGCCAACCGGCGAAGATCCCGGTCTTGACCGTGTCCACCGTGCGGCAGGTGAGCGACCCGCCCGAATCGAAGGCGTCAAAGAGCTCCCAGGCGATGAGGCCGCTCGTCGTGTTCCGGCTCTGCAGCTTGGTCACGTCCTCGCCGCCGAATCCGACCTCGGCCTCGATCGTGAGGATCCCCTTCATGAGCCCGAAGATCGGGTTCCCGTCCACGTTGAAATCGAACGCGCCCCAGGCGTCGCCGGCGCCGTTCGCGAGCTTGATCCGGTGTCCGGCGTCGAGCGCGTTCACCTCGGCCGAATAGTTCGCCCCGTTGAGCAGGAGCTGGTTCGCCGTGAAGGAGGCCCAGGCCGCGCCACCGTTCTCGTTGAGGTACACGCGCGCAGGCCAGGTTGTGTTCGCGTCGAGCCGCACCTCGCCGAGCGCAGGCCCGCCACCGACCGTCGCCATGAGGAGGCGCACCGTGTCCGTCCCGAGAAGCAGCGATCGGTCAGCGGGACCGGGCGTGGAATTCGGCCGAAGGAGCGTGATGCTCGTCGCCGTGATCTCGTTGCGTTCCCCGAGCAGGTCGCCGACCGACATGCCGCTCAGAACGTTGATCCAGGTTTCGGACCACGCCGAGAGCTGGTTCGTGAAGGCGCCCGCGTCGCCGAACGCGCTGCCGGCGAACGAGAGGTCGGTCGCGCTCAGGTTGGCCGTGCCGGCCACGATCAGCGAGGTCGGAATCCCCATGTTCCCGTAGCGGTCGAACGTGAAGTCCCTGTCCACTCCGAGATCGCCGCCCATGGTCCGAAGGTAGAAAACCGGACCCTCCGAGAAGAGATGCCCGTGGAATCGCCGCTCCTCCCAGACCGGCGGGAGCCCAGCCACGGTCCAGAACGAAGAGTGGAAGTGCAGGTCGTTCGAGTGTCCGTTCCCGTGAAGAGCGGACGACGCGTTGTTCCCGATCTCAAAGTTCCGAAACGAATCGGGCGCGGATTTCGCAGGGAACTCGATCTCGCCCGTGTCCATGATCCAGAACGCGAGATCGCCAAGGCCGTCCATCACCTTGACGTCCGTGACGCCCGTCACCAGCGAGGCGAGAAGGCCACCGACGCGCCCGACGCGATCGACCCAGAACGCACCGTGTTGCTCGACGGTCGGGGGATCGGCCTGCAGCTGGACACCGCTTCCGGGACCGGGACCGGGACCGACGAAATTGCCGAAGGTGTCGATCACCTGCAGCGGCACGCCACCGTTCGCGACCCAGACGTCGAACGTGTGAGTGGAATACCAACCGAAGGCCGCCCTTCCCGCGAGCGCGAGGTATTCCTCGGCGCTCCAGATCCACCGATAGAACCCGCTCGTCCCGTAGCCTGGCGATCTCGGTTCGTTGAGCTTGGTCACGTATACGTCCTTCGGCGGCAGCGTTTGCGCCATGGCGATCTCCCCTTACGGCTCGGGCGAAACGACGAGATACTCGAACCCCTTGGCCGGGAACGTGGTATCCGCTCCGGTCGTCGGGTCGACCTTGATGATCTTGAGCCGGTGCGTTCGAACGAAATCCGCGTCGCCTTCCCGCTCGTTCACGACCGCGAGCAGGTGGACGCCAGGCGTATTCAGCGCGCCGCCGGCGCCCAGCACGAGGCCAGGCGTCGGGGGCGTAGCGAGCGCCACCTTCCCGTTCGTGGCGCTCTGATCGACAAGCGGCGCGACCTCGATCAGCGAGGCGTCGGCCACGGACACGGGAATCCCGCCGGCCGCGAACCCGTTCACGCCACGCGCCACCTTGAAGAGATCGGTGAGGCCGGCCTTGGACATGTAGAGGCTCTGGTGCGTCGCGTCGCCGCCGCACGCGGCGAAGGTCGCGGTGATGAGCTCCTGCGCTACGGTGATCGTCGCGAGCGCGGCGACACCGGGAAAGGTTCGCCCCGTCCAGAGCGGGAGGCCGACGAGGCCCGCAGCGGGATCGCCGTAGAGCTTGGCCTCGGTCGTGACGTCCCGCCGTGTCCACCAGGCCACGCTCGGATCGTAATCGTTCCAGGCCGACCAGAGAATCAGGGCGTCGGTCAGGTCGACGGGTTGGCCGCCCTGCTTGAGACGCCGGTACACCTTCGGCCCGTAATCGCCCAGAACGACGGTCGTTGTTTCGCCCATGGTGAAGGCCTCCGTGTTACTCCGGGACGACGGCGATGCCCTGATCTTCGTTGTCCGCTTCGGTGATCGTCTGGTCGCGGTTGTCCACGACGGGGACCGTCGCGGTACGCGGGATCGTGGGTTTCCCGCCGAGGTTGTCGCGCCCCATGTGGAAGTTTCCGAGGCCCGTTCCCTGGGTCTGCTCCAGGGCGCCATCGGTCCCGATGTCCACGATTGGCGCGGTGACGTTTACCACGCCTCCAAGGTAAGGCCGAGGAAGCTCCCTGTCAAGACGCGGCCGCGCGGCGCCACAGAGAACGGGCGCCACGAGCGACGAGCCAGGCCACCGCGAAGGCGATCGAGGCCAAGAAACCGGCCGCGTACGCGACGCCGTACGCTACCGGCCGGACCCTAGTTCGAATCCCCGTGTCCATCCGTATCTCCTGCGAGCCGAGCCACTTGCACCGCGTACGCTTTCGCTTCCTCGATCAGGTTAGCGTCCACCGTGGCCACGACGACCTGGCGGATGTCGAGCGAGGCCTGCACGTCGATCTGCGGGGCTCCGTACGCTTGGCGGATCAGCTCGCGCGTGAGGGCCTTCCCCGAGGTCGCGTCGCGCAGCTCCATGAGAACGGCCGCCTTCAGCTCCTCGGAGATCTCCTTCGTCGCGAAGAATTCCCGGAGCGCGTGACGCCAGATCACCGGGACGCGACCAGGAACCCCAGGCTTCCGCCCTCCCGGATTCCCGCTGACGCCTTTTTGAAAGAGCGGCATAGCCTGCTTCCTTCCTGCTCGTTCAGGGTACCACCGTCTGGGCGCAGATCGCCCAGATGGACACGGCGACACCCGGAGCCTCTTCCCGGTTGCCCTGGTAGCGTTTCCAGGCGTGGACGTCGGTGACCTGCGCGTCGTCCACGTACACGGTCCCCGTGAAGGCGTCGAGAATCGCGCGGGTCAGCTTGTCCACGTCGGGTTTCTTCGTCGGGTAGAAGATCGCCGAGGGTTTCACGAGGCCCTTCGCCTTCGTGCTCCATTCGTTCAACGGGCGCGGCAGCACGAAGCAGAGCTGCATCCCGATCGCGCCGATGGAGCGCCCGTACGTCCACGCGACCCGAGCCTCACGAGCGACGCGGTCCTGCCACTCGATGAGGCCTTCGGAATCGTGACGGACACCGACGACGGGGCGGCCGGTGGCGTCGGTGAGCCATCCGCCGCCGCGTTTCGGGATCGGGTTTGCTCGAAGAGATCCCTTCGGCCGAGGGTATCCGGTCACGAAGAAATCGCACGGTTGCGCGTTGTAGAGAATCGTCATGATTCACCCCTTCATTTCCGCGCCACGCTGGACACCGTGTTTCGAACGATCTGGCGTCCCCAATGTGAGATCGACCCGTCCGGGAAAACGAGGCGCATGAGGCGCAGCGAGAGGAACCGCCGCCAGCAGGTGGAGCGCGGGAGGCCGGTGGCCGTGGACAGGTCGTCCCCGATGGCCTCGTACGCTGCGTCGCCGATGCCGCGCCAGAGCCAATCCCAGCGAGCTGAATCTCGATCGGGCGGTTTCCCGTGCGGAGGTGTCCACCGTGGCGCCACCTTTTCCCAGGCCACGAGAACGACCTGGGCCTCGGCATCGCCAACGATCGGGACCGCGATCTCGGGCGTGCTGCGGTCGGCCTCTTTGAACCAGAGGAGGGTGATCGACCCGGTCGACGGGTTACTTTTCATCGGTCGGAACCTCCACCTCCTCGGGATCGAAGAGCACTCCCTGCAGCTCGCTCTCGTTCGCGTGCCGCGTGCTGATCACCTGTCCGGTGTCCGTTCGCGTACGCTCGACCTGCTTTTTCACGAGGCGATCTTCGCAGCGGACCTTGCGATCCTCGCGGCGCAGGCGCACGCGGACACGGAGCCGGGTCACGGTGGCGGCCAGCTCGTCCTCGCGGGCCTTGAGGCTCGTCATGACGGCCTTCCGACCCTCCTTCGCGTCGTTGAGATCTTCGAGCGCGGTCACGAGCTGCTCTGCGTACGCTTCGATCTCTTCGCGCGTGAGGGCGCACGGCAGCTCCAGCTCGGTCGTGGACAGGATCTTCGGGAGGTTGCTCTTCTCGATCTTCGCCTTTTCCTTGGTCATTCTCGATCTCCTCTCTTCTGCCAGCCGAGCAGCGGCTCGGCGTGCCGCTCGTGCGGGACGTCAACGGACAGTTCGTGCGGTTTCTCTTCGGCGGTCAGGAACCGCCACTCGACCACGTCATCTTCCACGCTGCTACGGTTCGGAACGCATCGCCACCATTCGGCGAGCCGCATAGCCAGAGCCCAGCTCTTGATCATTCCTTGAATCTCGCGCCCGTCGCCCATTCGAAACATCACGGTCGTCTCGCCAGGTGGACACTCCTTCTTCGCGTCGTGCCATCCCGCAAACTTTCGGACCTCCTTTTCGAGATCCGCCAGCGAAACTCCTCCCGCCGTCAGCTCGCTCGTGAAGTCTCGAGCCGCCGCAAGCAGCTCATCGCCTGTCACTCCACGGGTCAGGCGCTCGACCTCGTCGTCGAGCCGTTTGATCGTGGCGTGACACGTTGCGATTCTTTCCCGAAGCGAGAGCAGCTCTTCGTTGACGCAATCGCACGCGACCGGCTCCTCCGAGCATCGGTGGATACCGTCACCGATCGAGACGCCGTGGTACGGAGGGTTGGCCGGCCCGTTCCATTCCTTCTTGCAGCTCATGGCGCCTCCTTGGCAAGGCCCTCGTCGTCCACGCCGATCTTTTCGCGCGATGGGTCCGAGACCACGTGGCGCGCCTTCTCGCCCGTGAAGTCCTCGAACCGCTTCACGATCACGTCGCAGTAAATCGGGTCGAGCTCGATCAGGCGCGCGCGCCGCCCCGTCTGTTGACAGGCGATGAGGGTTCCGCCGGCGCCGCCGAAAGGATCGAGAACCGTTTCGCCTGGGCGCGAGGAATACTGCACGGCTCGCACGGCGAGATCGACAGGCTTCTCGGTGAGGTGCAGGCGCTCCTTGTTCCCGACCTTCTTCTGATCCCAGACGTCGGGAATGTTGTTCGGGCCAAACCAGCTGTGTCCAGCACCTTCGCGCCATCCGTAGAAGGCCCATTCGTGATTCGCGAGAAAATCCTTTCGATTCCACATCGGCGAATTCTTGACCCAGATGATCGCCTGCGAAAAGTAGAACCCGGCCTTGCGGAGCGCCGCCGCGTACGAGGCGCAGTTCGAGTATCCGCCCCAGACGTAGAAGGACCGACCCGGCTCGATCACCTGCGCCATGAGGCCGAACCAGACGTCGAGCCTGTCCGCGTAATCGGCCTCGCTGAGATCGTCGTTTTCGAGGGGCCGCATCTTCGCCGTGATCTTCCGCCCCTTCCGCTGCTCCTTCGGCGGATTGTAGTACTCGAAGCTGGACATGCCGGCCATGACGGCCTCTTGGGTTCGGCTCTGCGCGTTCACGTTGTACGGCGGGTCGGTATTCACGAGATGGACAGGCGGTTTCCCTTTCCACTTCGTCGCGGGCGCCTGAAGGAGCCGTTCGTACGTAGCGAGGTCGCCGGCGTCGCCGCAGGTGAGCCGGTGATCCCCGAGAACCCAGACGTCGCCGATCTTCGTGATGGCCTCGGACGGCGGCGCAGGGATTTCGTCCGGGTCGGTCTGTCCACCGATCACGACCTCGCCGAGGTATTTCAGAATCTCGTCGGTCTCAAAACCGATGGCCTTCAGGTCGTCCTGGTGAAACGCTCGCATGAGATCCCCGAGCTGCTCCTCCTCCCACCCGCCCAGCTCGGAGGTCTTGTTGTCCGCGAGCGCGTAGAGGGTCGCGAGCACGTCTTCGAGATCCGTGCGAACGACCGAAACCTCTGTCCACCCGAGCAGCTTGGCCGCGCGAAAGGTGGCGTTTCCCGCGATGACGATTCCCTTCTTCGTGACCACGATCGGTTTCTGCTGGCCGAACTTTCGAAGCGAACCCTTGATGGCCTCCATGTTCCGGTCGTCGTGGACACGCGCGTTGTTTGGATCTTCGGTGAGCTGGTCGAGCTTCATGCGTTCGATTTGCACGGCTCCTCCTTCTTTCGCTTCTCGTAGCATTCGGCACAGATCATCTGGCGCACGAAGGCGCGCCCCGTGAAGTCGTCGGTGCGAACGAGGAGAACGGGCGTGTCCACCGTTCGGCAAAGCGGACACGGACGGCTCTGCCGTTCATGCGCCGCCTTCCTGAGCTCGCGGATCTCAGGGTCGTCGATGATGAGGTTTTCCTCCCATAACCTCGGCGCCTCCTTCTCCTTCTTCCCGATCACAGCTTCGCGCGCTGGCCGCTTTTTCGATTCGATGAACGCTAGGCGGTCGCGTGTCCACCGTTCGACCGAGGTGAAGGCTTCGCCGGCAGGCCTTCGTTTCCGATGCTCGACGTCGAGCTGAGCCAGGAGCGCGTCTAGGTTTCGGACGTCGGGGAAGGAATCCACGAGCGCCTCTCGTGCGGTCGATCCCGGCGGGAAGGCGGTTTTCGGATGGTACCGCTTCGCCGGCTCCTTCTTGGCCTTGGTCTCCTTCGGTGCGGCGCGTCGCGGCGCAGGCCGCGACCGTTCCGTAGGAACGGAATCTTTAGCTTCTAGAGTAGGAGAAGGAGTAGGAGTAGGAGGGTTCCCGCCGGGGTTGACCCATGGGGAAACCCCTGGGTTCACCAACGGGACGACGAGCGGGTTCGGGTTGGACAGGGAAGGGGTTTTCCCTGCAGGAAAATCCCCCGGATGGCGCGCCCTCTTCGCCTCGACGCCTCGGGCGCTTTTCGCGTCCTGATCCAGGAGCCACTTGATCCGGTCCTCCACTCCGGACACTCGATAGGCGTCGCCTTCGGTCGTCGTGGCCAGCTCGGCGCGCACGAGCAGCTCGGCGAACCCTTCCCTGCGAGCCGCACCGTCGATCAGGAATCTGGACAGGACGGCCGACCGCCGGCAGTAACAGAAATGCCAAACCCGCGCAAGCGGGCCGAGGGCGTCGAAGCCTATCTGGACGGACAGGGCGTCGATCCTCGGATCGTGAAACGCGACCTCCTCGATGTTGACGCGCGGCATGGCGTGGCCTTCATCGAGAAGGTGTTTCCAGCTCGATGACGCCCGCCTTGACGAGGTAGATCATGACGGCGGCGCGCATGATCTCGGACACGCCGAGGCCGCGTTCCTTCGCGTGCCGCTTGATGGCGAAGTAGACCTCGTCCGAGATTAGGATAGGCCGCTGTCGAATCTTCTTGTCCTTCGGTTTCTTTATTCCTGGCACATGTCACCTCCAGCCTGCCACGCTACCACGCCCGAGGATGTTCACGCAAGTGTACCTTTGCCCTTGCATGTCCATTTTGAATCACCTATTCTTGGTCGTGAAAGGAGGTAACAGCACGATGAGACAGCTGATCATGGATCTGGACACCACGGGGTCGCCGGTCGGGTCGCACGCCTCGAAAGGCGTGGTCGGCCTGTCCAAAAAGGAGATCGCCATTCGGGCGCTCCTCGTCCGCATGTGGCGGGAAATGGAAGTGACCTGGGCGCTCCTTCGCGGAGGCTCGGGACGAGTGGACAACTGAAAGGAGAGCACGTGATCACGAACGAGCAGCGGGAGGCAAGAAAGAGATTCCTCGGGTCGAGCGACGCGCCCGCCGTCATGGGGTTCGACCCGAGCCGCACGCGGTACGACGTCTGGGCCGACAAGGCCGAGCAGCTCGTGCCGAAGGAGCGGAAAGGAAACGCGGCCATGGACGCCGGCATCCTGCTGGAAGATTCGGTTCTGCGCTGGGCCGAGCAGCGGCTCGGCGTGCCGCTCGTGCGGGACGTCAACGGACAGGCGGGTCGCATGATCCTCCACCCGAACGGGTTCATGGCCGCAAACCTCGACGGTCTGATTCTCGAAGGCGAGCCGGCGATCGTGGAGGCCAAGACGAGCGGCATCGTGGGTCGCCTGGCCTGGGACGATTGGGGAGAGGAAGATTCCGAGGATGTTCCCGACCGGGTCGTTGTCCAGGTGGCGCATCAATTCGCGGTCGTGCGCGCCGCCATGGGCCTCGACGTGACGACCGCCTGGGTTCCCGCGTTGCTAGGCGGCAGGGGATTCGTGATGTTCCGGCTCCGGTACACGCCCGAGCTGGTGCAGGCGATCTGCGACGAGGAGTCTCGGTTCTGGCGCGAACACGTGATCACGAAGGAACCGCCGGCCGACCTCCCGAGCGCCGCGACCCTGAAGGCCCTGCGGCGCATCCCCGAGAAGGTTGTCCAGATCTCCAGCGATCTCGTGACCGATTGGCAGCTCGCGAAGGCGGCGCTCCGTGCGGCCGAGGAAACGAAAAACACGCTGGAGCGGGCGCTCCTGGTCACGCTCGGCGACGCGGAGATCGGGGAATGGGAAGGTGGACGCCTATCCTACAAACGGCAAATTCGGAAAGCGTACACCGTTCCCGAGGCCTCCTTTCCCGTGCTGCGCGAGCTGAAGGCGAAGGTGCAGAAGTGAAAAGGAAGCCTGGCGACGACGGCCCGGATCTCGACGACGTGTCCACCGGCCACGACCTCGCGGTACGTGAGCTGGAGCGCCTTCGGCGCATGGAACACGCGGTCGGGCGAATGGCGAAGCTGAATCGGAACGACCCGCAATGGCTCCAGGCGTGCGGCATGGCCGTCGAGGCCTGGAAGGAGGATCCATGCCAGGAGAGCTGACCCATGAAGAAAAGGTTGGGCGCTTCCTTCTGATCTGCGCCTCGGGCGCGAAGTGCAAAGGCTGCGGACAGGCGATCTGGTGGCTCACGACCAAGAAGGGCCGGCCGGCGCCGTTCGACCCGGATCTCACGCCCCATTTCGCCACCTGTCCACGGGCCGATGATTTCAGAAAGGAGAAACCGTGAGCTGCGTCGAAGAGATCCTTCGCGGCGCGCTCGGGAGGTGCCGGTGAGCGAGGACACGTGGGAGCTGGTGAAGATGATCGCGAGCCTCGTGGCGATCGGGACCGGGATCACGGTTCTGGTGTCCACGTTTCTCGTCGGGATGATTAGCGATCTCGAACGGTGGCGCCGTTGGGAATACGGGCGCCTCGGGAAGCGATGGCGGCCATGAAAACCCGCGAAATAAAACTAGGGGATGCCATGGATCGACTCTTGGTCGCCGCAACAAGATGGAGCTTGCTGTGGCGCGACGCACGCGCGAAGAAAGAAGTCTTGAAAACGTTCCATTGCGAGAATGCAAGACCCGCATCGCCCGGAAGCGACGAGGTACTGGAGTGTCGATTTGTCCTGATCGAAAACGGTAGAGGCGGTCCCGATTACGACACGTTTCCGCTCGACGAATCTGAATACTGTCCTCCATGCAAACGGAAAATACGCGCATATCGCGAGTGGAAAATGGCGCTCAATGCACGCCAGGGCGCATTGCGGACCCTGCGGTCTGCGGCCGATGCTTACCGCAGGGAAAGCCGGTGGCGGCCATGACGACACGGAGCCGAGCGCGAAAGCTCGAACGCGACGTCGAGAAGCTGCAGGGGAAGTTTTCGGCGGCGCAGGAAGCGACCCGGGTTCTCGTGATCGTGATCGGACGCTACCGGAAAGGCCTCGTCGCCGCCTGGGGGAATGGATACGAAACCGCACCGAACGAAGGCCCGGACAGGACCGAAGAGGAGATCGTGAAGCTTCGCGACGCCTGGGTCGAAGCGAAAATCAAGGAGGTCGAAAACCCGTGAACGCGAAATTCGAGATCTCGCAATGCTCGTCGTGCGGCGAAGATCACAAGGAGGTCGAGGCGTTTCACGTT